TTCTGAAGGATCTCGTAGGCGTGGCGATTGTGGTCTGACCATTTCTGAATAAGGGAAATCTCCTTAAGGGAAATCTCCTCGTGTCTTGAGATACGGTCGGCAATATCTTGTAGCTGGAGTCGTGTGTCAGTGGACAACATTTGACTGAAGGGTTGGGGTACTAACCTGGAAGTTGAGCTCCGCTCAGCGTCTGTGCTCAAAGGTCGAAAGACGCCAGGGAATGTGCTAAACAGATTTCGTCTGATGCTTGCTTGCATTGCTCGGCGCAATCAATTAGAACTTGAGCGTAGTCAGCCCTACCGATGTCGTCCACTCGGTCAATGTCACGTTCGAAAGACGCTTGCTTCTCCTTGAGAAGGTCGTTTATGAGCGACCATGTCTCGCGAGGAAGTGAAACAGAAATAACGGAATCAATTTTCATGGTTGTTGTTTGGCGTTGAGGGTGTTGTTTTGGCAGGTGGGAAGCACCACGAAGTTGCTCTACCATAAGGTTTGCAACAAGCTCCTGTCTCTCTGGCACGACATTAGGTAGGTGGAAGCTCATTTCGGCCATGGTAGCCATTATGTCTCTTCTTTTCCTAGGGGGTGGTGCGAGTGTGTATGAATCATTGCATAACCTGAACACAAGGAATCCCAAGTTCTCTCACAACTTTACAGTTGTCTTGGTTGTCGTCGTACCAAAGTGAAGGACGTCCGAAATCTTCAATAATTGCGAGAGCTTGCTCGGTCTTAACGTAGTGGTCGGGGCGATCGTCCCCGTCCTCTCTCATGTATAAGGCGTCGAACTTAACACCCACACTTTGTAGCCAGTTTTCTGAGTCGGCTCGAAGACGATTTGGGCGAGCAGTGGATATAAGGATTGTAACACCGGATACAGCTAGAGATACTGCAAGTTGAACGAGTGGCAAATTGGCTCGAAGCGTTGCAACATTGTCTTCGTAATACCACTCACTCGTGAGTGTCATGTCAATATCAAACACCACTAAGGGGTTATTTTTAGGCGTCACGACATAAGGGCAATGTGAATGCTGTCTAGCTGTTGAAGCAATATGTTCATTTTCGCTGCCTCGCTCACAGCCAAATCAAGCTGTCCACGTGTCACATAAGTGGCAACTACCTGACTCGCTTGTGCCCTAAAGGTGGAGGAAAAGGCTTCGGCACACTGAGCTAAAACGAGCCAGTCTGAGTTGGGGAGACTCACCGAACGGTGAATTTCTTCACCTTCACCTTGTGTAAAGACCTGTGTAATCGCGGAAGTATGGCTCATGGGTTAGGATTGTGGTTTTTTGGCCATTTCAAGCTGAGCCTTGTAGAGTGCCACCCTCTTCTGGGTACCCTTCTTAACAAGGTTCAGATGGTTGAGTGTTCGAGTGGGGTTTGTTGGTTTCATTGGGTATGGTGTCGCCTCTTGTGAAGTTGGTTTAGGAAGAGAAAGCCCCCTATCTTAGTGAAAACCTCGATTGGTTGCCACCTTAGGTACGAAGAGGTAAGATACCACTTTCCTTCGGCATTTTTGTAAACTTTTCCCACGAGTACATCCGTAGTGGGGCACTTGTAGGTTACGAACGATGGGAAGTTAAACCCAACTCGAAGGGGTGACTTGTACGGGGCAGGTTTATCGAACACGGTTGACCTCATCCCAGTAGTCTGATCGTGGTTTGCTGGTTTTCGTCACATCTCTGACTCGGACCGTAGCTTTTCGCTTTCTAAGCATTTCAGCCAGGGTGGCCCTAAGTTTAGGGTCCGTGGTGGTATTATAGGCTTGTTCGAGTCGCTCGTAAACTGCGGCCCGGTTTGGGATCTGCAGGTTTTCCTTGTTCAGTACCTCAGAGCTGATGTCCAGGGTTCCTAGTTTACCTTGGATTTTGTTCCTTCCGAAGTTCCCCGAGACTCTGCCGTTCGTTCGCAGTTTCGGCTTAATTTTGCTTAAGTTGCTGTTTTCCATGTCCTACACATGCTCCACAGAAAGGTTGCGAGAAGCTTCGCAGGAGTACTGGAAAGCCAAGTCCATGAGGTAGTCCTCTACTTGCCTGAGCTTTTCAAGAGCCGCTTCCCGTTCCTCGCAGAATAACTCCCATGCTTCCTCATCCCTAGTACCGCGAGAGGGGCAGTTCGCTTGGATAAGCTTCTTTCGGGCATCGTGAACAGACGCCCAAACCCCGTTGTACTCAGACGCAAGGGCAGAAGCATTAGTTTCACTCTTCTCAGTGGCAGGGGTGCAGGTCATTGCTTTGCTTGCGGGTGGGACTGAGGGGTCAACTTTTGAAGGAGGCTGGCGCGGCGAGCTCTCGCTTGGCGAAGAGCTTGGGGCTTGGCCCTGCCTTTTCGTTTTCGGCCCTTTTGGCGGGGTCCAAGTTTGGAGCGGACTGAGTCGTTTTCCATACATTTACTATACCGTTTCTGCGAGGCAGAAACAAAGGGCGAAAACCGCCCCATGAAGGAGGGCTAACCGCCCACTCTCCCACAAGGACTAGTTAGGGACTGGATTGTGTATTAGCCCAAAGACGTTCAGGGTAATTCCTACTACGATGACAGCTACCACATCCCACTGCTTTTTCTTTACAAAGAATGGAAGGCTCAGAGTGCTCCCTGTAATCAGAATTAATAGGCCCACCTTGCGGTCCAAGAAAAGCAAAACAAATTGTCCAACTACCAACGCAATATTTCCAAGGATGCGGAGGTAAGTGAGTCTGGGGCGGACACGTGGGTATTTCATGGTCCGAAGGTGTGATCGGTAGTTATTCGTCCTACGAAACAACCTTGAGTGTTTCCAGAATCTTGCTCAACCGTGCTGGCTTTAAGTATGACTTGAACTCTAAGCCCTCAAAGACTGCTTTTACACTCTGTTCAGACGGCGGTGAAGAGGCGTACCACGACATGTCGGGGACGTCGTTCTCAAGAGTGACCAAGCGAAGGTTACTAAAGAATGTGGACGCAGTTGAAACCACCTTAGGATGGAACGCGATTCGATCGGTGAGCGACAGCTCTGAGTTTGTACCGCTGGTGTGGCACTCTTGGATTATCTTCACAGCGGTTTTCGGGCCAACGCCGGAGACACCTGATATGTTATCTGAGGAGTCCCCAGACAAAGCCTTGAAGAACTTGACGTCTGAGGGGGGAACACCGAAGTGCCCTTTAACCCCCTCAATGTCAACCAGCTCCATTTTCTTAGCTGAGTTGAAAAGCAGTACCTTTACTCTGTCGTTGACAAGCTGAAGCAAGTCCTTGTCGCAAGTCAAAATGTGAACTTCACTATATCCAGGAGAGTTACGAGAAATATGGGCTACAACATCGTCCGCCTCAAAACCCTGGGCACCCACTGGCGAAAAGCCAAGAGCTGGAAGGACGTCTTCAACCAGGAGGGAAAGGTCGGAGTAGTGCTCAACGCTGGCTTTTTCTCGGTTCGCCTTATAAGTACCGGATTCTTTCTTGCGAAAGTTTCCACCTTTATCTGTACAAGGAACTACGCAATCGTACTCGTACTGAGCCATCACGGCAAGTAAGGCGTTGCAAAACCCATAAGTCCCAGTTACTGGAGCTCCATAGCTCGTAACCATTTCACCCATAGCTCGACAGAGAGCTGATCGAGAGCGATAAAATAGTGCAGATGTGTCTACGAGAAGCAGTTTCATTGTTTTGGTGTCGGAACTTGGCTCTATACTAGTCCTTGTAAGGTTACCGTGAGAACTGGTGAAAAGTATTTCGAGTAACGTTGTAAGCGGTTAGGCGACCCTTTGGCTTGGAGTATGCGCATGTGTCAATATTTACGCGTTGCCCCATCACAATCGGGATATAGTCCTGTGGGGGCTCTTCGAAGTTGGTGGGAGTATGCCCGTGAACAACTTTCTTCAGTCTCGGGTTCCACCCTTCGAATTCCGGCCCATAGGTCAAGAAAGGTTGACGAATCCATAGCAGTGCCTCCCCCCTTCCATCGACAATGAGCTTTGCAGGGTCGTGACCGGGGTAGATCCCCGCGTGAATGAAGAGAGTGTCCGCAATTGTCATGTATAAGGGCAGCTCCCGAATCCACTCCTTATGCTTTCTTTCCATCTCACCCACCTGGTCATAGTTTCCGCCGTTTTGAATCCACAGAGCGTAACTACTTGGGTCGTCAAGGGCGTCAAGAAACATCCTCTCGTGGTTCCCCATCAGGGCATAAAAGGCTTGAAGCCCCCAACTTTCCGGATCGTCGAGGAGCTTTTTCGTATACTCCAAAACTTTCAGGTCGCCCCTACCACGATCAATCATGTCACCTAAAAGTATGACGGTGGCTTGAGACCCTTTCACCCAATTTAGAAATTGTTCGAAAAGAGTCCAGGTCGCGTGAATGTCACCAAGGGCAACTACGTCACCTGGGTGTAACTTTTCGTCGTAAGTTATCATTTCGTCAGTATACAAAGTCAGTACGGTGGAAGGGTTCGTTGGTGATATTCTTGAGGGAAGCTTGTAAGGAGGCGTGCATGCGCTCAATTACTTCTTCCGGAACCTTGCGGTCGCGAGAGGCATTTTGCCGCAAGCAAACGGCGAGAGGCTTGTCAAGGACAACAGCGGTGATTTTGCAGTAACCGTACGAGTTTAGCATGGCAACTGCTTCCTTGCGGTAAGCTGCCCTGTAATGTGTTCCGTCCATAATCACGGTGCGACCGACACTCTCCTCCAGAATCTCAAGCATGCGGTCGTGGATTTCTACGTAATTTCCCTGAATGTCCGCGTTCCCGTAGAGCTCGGCGCGGATTTCATCGCCGGAAAGTACAACGGCATCTGGGTGAAGCTCTAGTAGCTTAGCCACATGGGTTGACTTACCGGAGCCAGGGGCACCGACCATCACATATGCTTCGAGGTTGTTTTCCATATTTATATTATACCGTTATTCCTCGTCAGGGCAAGGCGGGAAACCGCCCAAGGACAAGCGGTTTACCGGCCAACTTTAGCTTTTGGTCTCAGACCGGAAAAAGTTATACTCTTCAACCCACTCATGAAGAGGGTCCTCATTCACAACGTCCCCACTGTTGTTCACATAGTCTTGAACCACCCAGGCAATCTCTCTAAACTCCAGGTCGTTCCAGGGCCATGACGCACCCACTTTGACGCCAGGGCAGCCCTTAAGCAGACGCCTTAACTTTTCTTTGAGCTTTTCGGAACTTTTCATTGTGCCTCAAGAGTGTTGCAAGTTTAAAAGCGTACCTGTTTCCCTGGAAAGGCGCAGGAGTTTTGCCTTGGTCTAAAACCTTTCTTAGTGCCGTGCTCGAACCACTTCGTTCGTTCTCGTGAAAAGAAACACCAAAGCAGTGCGAAAGTTGCAGTCCGAGTGAAGCTTGGTCAGACCCCAGAACGAGAACCACCTCGCTTGGCTTCCTGCTTTTTAGCACATCTGACAACCCCGCATAGGGATCGATGGCCTTTAGAAATGATACCCTACTCAGGTCAATGCTTGCTTGGCGGCATAGCGTTCGCAGAAGTAAAACTCGAAGGTCCCAATCGTTGTTCTTTCTCCCCACGGACACATATACTTTAGCGGTCGAACCGAGGGTGAGTAACTTTTTAACTAGCTCAACGTGGCCAGGATGACCAATGTTAAACCGACCAAACGTTACAGCGGTTTTCACAGATGTTTTCTAAGTGTCAGGTGTTTTAGGTGTTTTCGGGACCGGATGCCCCGTCAGGTCGAGCAAAGGGGCGTCAGGGTCGTAGTGCACGTATCCCTTTCGAGAACCTTGCCACATTCGGCTAGGGTCCATGCTATGCTTGTCCGCCACCCCTTTCCCAGCTAACGCGGCAAGTGCTTTGATAAAGCCATGAGTTTCTTCGTAGGAAACATTTAGATTCACGTCAACTTTCCACAGGAGCCGGTAGGAGCTTTTTCCAAGGTGTTGGCCGTCAGAAAACGTTCGGTAAGCGAGCCAAGGCTTGTAGCCTAGCTCAGTGTAAAGCTTGACCATTTTCTCGGGGTGAACTTCGCACTTGTCAAAGTCCACTCCAATGAGAGTTTGCGTATGCCAGCACAAACGCTGATACTGAAGTTCCATGAGGTCGAGTCCTTTGAACAGGCAACCGTAAAAGGTGCAACCTTTCTCGGTAACTAGCTCAATGAAGTCCCCGTCACTGAGCGACTCCCAGGGCCTTTGAATCATGTAGTCCCGAAGCTTTCCGTACTCCTGAAGTGTTTCAGGTTTTTGTAGGCGCCCTCGGGGGTTAATTTGGCAGAGAATACTTTTCGGCACCTTTCACTTGTCGGTTGGTTAGTTGAAGATGAATCTTTCGTTATACTCAGCTTTTATGTCCTGAAACTTTGCCCTAACCTTCCTTTCTAAATCAACTTCAGGCACACCGTAGATAATCGCAGGCCAAAATAAGTCCGCAATTCTGCCGTCTCCGCCACCATCCCAGTTGTTAAAGGAATGTTGTGCAACTTGTTCGACGAAAGAATTAAGTGGGAGAAGTTTTGGCATACTAAACTTTGTTGAGGGGGCTAACGATAAAGAACCAGCAGCCGTTGGCCATCCAAGAGTGCGTTTTCCTATCGTCAAAAACTAGCGCGTCCCCTGGCCTCATCAATGTCATTTTTCCGCCAGCGTAAAATTCGCCTTCAGATATGAGCTGGCTGCCGTAGGGTGCTTCGTCGTCAGGGGTGTGCCCCCCGAGAAAAACCAAGAGAGACAAACCAGTCATTTCGTAGTCTTCGTGCGAACCTACGGACCCTTTCCCGTACACAACCGTGGCGCCCTCGCGACGCATATTTTCAGTCGGGGATGGAAACCTGTATTGCTGTTCTGCACGATTTAGAAGCAAAAGTGCCTCTTGCAAAGTGGAGCGAAGCCAGTCCGGCACTGGCTTGGACCCGACATCGCCGAGAGTCCACAACCGTGGGTCGGACCTACTGGTGCCCGCTGCGTCTTCTGACACCGACCGCAGGAGTTTTTCAATAGTGAAATTGGGGACGGTAACCTTGCCGTCAATTTTGATGGCACGCTTCATACTTGAAGAACTAAGCTCGCTTACACACCCATTATAGCCCCTTTGATCCAGAAAGGCAAGGGTGGAAACCGTCCCCTTTCACCGGGTTTTAAGTATAGCCCGCAGAATCTGAGACTCTTCTTTCTGTAGCTCTACTCTCCTCTGCCTCAGTTTCCGCTTAGTTCGCCTCAGTTCTCTTACGCGACTTTCCAAGGATAGTGCGCGCTTCTCTGCTAAAAAGGACGCTTGCCTCAGAGGCAAAAGCCAGTCAGTCTCGTCTAGGAAGGGGAACATTCGTCCAGGCACAGACCAACGTCAAGGTTAAGCTCGTCAAGAGCACTTTGAACTTCCGACCTTCCTGTGTTCTCGTAGACCACACTTCCCTCACTACCCGAGAAACCCTCAACAAATTCGTCAAGGTCGTCTAAGTCAGCGTACTTTTCAATCAGGTCTGTGTACCCCGCGTTAAGCACGGCCTGAAAGAAGCCGTCGTCGTCAAGTTCGTCAATTGCCGCTTTCACGGAGAGAGAGTATACGCGGAGAACTTCGCTTATTGGTGCGTTGTTAATCACCCGTGAAATTACTTCATTCACGAATTCCGGTTTGTCTTTAATTGTCATTTTGCATGTGTATAACGGTTTCTTTAGCGCCGTTGAACCTCTATGTGTTCAAAGGGGAAACCGTAAACGGAAGAGGGGGGATTTGAACCCCCGGAGGTTTAACCCTCTACAGTGTTCGAAGCTGCTGCTTTCGGCCGCTCAGCCACTCTTCCTTGTCACCGTGGTGGGCCACTCCTGTGTCGTTCACCGGATATGACCTGTGGGTGTGTTCTTTAACGAGTTTTCGAGGACTTGAAACTAAGTAGGCGTGTAGGGAGTCGAACCCTAACTAGCCGGTAATCTGCCGGAGAGGACTGTATAAGGGTCCCTGTGCACCGTACACCACACGCCCAGGAAAGGGAACCACCGTGTGGGATGGAACCCAAGGTAAAGCTCAGACAGAGGGAGTTTGAACTCCGAACGCCAAGTCAAATTCGTCAAGGGCCCTTTGAACTTCAGTGCCGGTGATTGCCTCGCTGAGCTTCAGAAGGAGCTTTGCTCCCCTGGGGCTTTTGTTGCTAATTCGTGCGGCACGATCAACTAGAGAAAGATTTGCCATTTTGTATTGTTGTTGTTGTTTAGTGTGGCTGCAAAGGCAACCGACGCCCTGAGGGGGATTCGAACCCACGACCGGTGTCTTAGAAGGACAGTGCTCTTCCACTGAGCTACCAGGGCTTTCACGTTTAGAATAGCGTTCCACAAGGGGGAGTAAACCTTATCTGCAAGGCACCCCTGACTTAAGCCCCCTCTCCCGCGTCATTGGACTCCCCTCTCACCCACTCAACCCAGTAGTCTCGCGGGCACCGCATGTTTGCCATGGTTGTCTTAGCGGGAAGAAAGCATCCGCACTCGTCACAGGTTGAACTTTTTTCTTCAAAGGATCCGCACACGTTGCTCTCACAAAGTGCGAGTCGGTCCTTTGCCACTTGGCGAGGGGCGAACGACGGATCTTCCAGCATTCGTTTAGCTGTGTCAATCAAGGATGCGCCGAAACTTCTGCGGCAACATTCTGGCTCTTTATTCGTTTGTTCCAACGTTGCTCTGCGAAAGGTCTGTATAGTGTAATTTACCCGGATCAGTCCGTAAAGGTGCACAAGACCGAGAGATGCTTGTACAAAATACTCTCATCAAAAAACCGGTACTCCGACGAAAACTCTTCCCTCTGCTGAAAGTGTTCGAGCTCTTTTAAGGTGGCCCTAACGACCGGGCAGTCTGAAACGTAATCCTTGTACCAGAAAGTGTTGAACTTTGGAATGTACTTCCACCTATCTCCGTGCGGAATCCAAACTTTTTCAAATTCTATTTCGAATAGTGAGAACGGGTCGTCCCATTTTTCAGGATTTACGACGCTTAACTGCTGCACGATATCTTTCGTATCGTCGAGAAACCACTGAAAGTGCGTGCTGTTGGGGGATACTTTCCATGTTAGGTTGACAATAAGATAGGGGATGTCGGGGAAGTCTCCCGACTGCACCGAAACCTTCTCGGCCACCCTTAAGCTAGTGATTGCCGTTTTCATCTTCCTCCGAAATGTTTGAAACTTCCGGGGTTCCCCTCAAAAGAAGCGTCTCAAAGAATTCGACCACGTCTATGCGATTAGTCGTATCAACTCCCGCCGTGCGACAGAACTCGATCGCTTCGTACTCAAAGGGGAAGAACGGGTTGGACAAGCCGAAAGATTTAAGTCTCTGCAGGAAACAGTCTCGGATCGCGCCATAAAGGGGCGGGAAATCGGACTCGTTAAGTTTGACGGTGCGTTCAACTTTCGACGGTGCGTTATACGTGATTTTCATACTACTCAGTGGGGGGTACTGAATGGGAATTACGTTCAATAACTTGTTCCAGGAAAACAAGTGCTTGTTCGTCAGTGTCGAAGAAGTGGCCTGCTGCATTCGATCCGAGAAGCACCTCTCCCGCTTCGTCAGGTGTGAGAGCAAAAGCACCAATCCCCCCCATAACCTGCGCGAAGCCCGCCAGACAGTGGACGGTCCCGCACGTGTGAAAACCGGCTTCGTTCGAAGGTTCCTCGTAGAAGCACCAGTCTTCGTAAGTTGTTGGGGAAATGTCAAACCAGAGCTTGTGCCACCTCTCCATGTGGAGGTTTTTCCGGTCGCGCTCAACAATCCATAGTGCGACATGGAGGAGATTGGCTTCCTGTTGTTCGGGTGTCAACCCTCCCAAGTCTTCTACGTTTCTGTACGTGCACTCCTCTAAGGCGTCAAGGGCGAGTAGGAAATTCGCCGGGATATGCGGGAGCGGAGGGAGCCCTTGTGATGTGCACATCCGGTGAGCAACCCGAGTGGCTTCAGCTGGCGTCAGTGCTTCGGTGCAAGTTGCTGAGGTCATTGTTTCGTTCGAAAATACAGTAGTTTGTTTGGAAAAAGGGGAACGGTGAGGGGTTTCCCTCGCTAAGCAACTTTAGGGGAACGGCTTACGCGTTACAAAATAAGTTGAGACCCCCTGGTCGTTGCAAATGTGGAGGCTTAGGGGCCTCTCGGTTATGTACGGGTCTGCACGAACTGAGTTACTCACCAGCTTGCACTTTTCGGCTAAGACCTTCGCTTCTTCTCTCTCAGTCTTGGAGGTATTCTCATCGGCTCTACGGATGGCCACGTCAATTGCCGCCACCACTAGAATTACTAGTCCGAGTGCCGCAGTAATGGACATAAGGCCTACGACAGCGTTAAAGCAAAGGTTTGCGGGTCTCATACTTCGTGAAATCTCACTTCTGTTAACTTTGGGGGCTGAAGATGATCGCGCAAAGCCTTTAGCGCTTCTTGTTTTGTATTAAAATAAATCGTTGTCCTTTTACCTATTTCGTCTTCATCATCTACACTTCCATAGTGGATAAAAGTGTCCCACCATAACCACAGGAACCTGTGTTCGCAGTAGAACCGGCTAATCCTTTCACCGTTTTCGGTACGGATTTCTTCTCGAATGCGGTACTTCATTGAGGGTTGAGGTTTAGGGTTAGCTGACTAACTTTAGCATGTGCACGGCAGGGGGGCAAGGCGGGAGACCGCCCCCACCCCTGGGCCCGACACTCGCTAGTTAGACAGTAGCCATTTCAAGGGCTACTTCCATGGCCCGCTGGTTGATGGTTGCGCCTTGACCGAAGTTTGCGTAACCGAAGCGTCCGGTCTCGCTCTTTCGACTACGATTGGAACTAAAGTCCGTAACCGCATTCATGGCATCGTAAAAGGTACGCCCTTCGTTTCCCGCCCCATTGTAAAACAGGTCGTTGAGAACGTTGACATTGCGCATTTTGTCCGCTTCTTTCTTGTAAGTTGCCTCAAGGAAGGCACGGAATTGGGTTGAAGTGCAAGTTGCACTTGCGATGGTTTCAACGCTCTCGGAGTACTTCTTCATCGCCCCGTTAACGTAGTCAAGAACTGCGGTGCTCGCCAAAACCCGCTCGTTCACTCCGGAAGAGTGGCGGAATTTTTCTCCGATGTTAGAGTAAGCCATCGAAAAAGTGTTGCCGCAAATTACGCGAGTGGCAACCGGACCGATGGCCACGGAGGCGTTTCCCGTGTGCCCATTCAGAAGAGTAATGTAGGCGTTGTAGTCCTCGCCAACTACACGAAACTCCTGGTTGATTTTCGCCTGGGCAAACACCTTGGCCCCGTGAGCCAAGTATCCCATGTTTTCCACTACCAGAAGCCCCTCTTCAACCATAGGGTTGATCATCTGGAGAAGCTGGGCATTTTGCACCACCTCGTACCCGGTGGAAACATATCCGAGGCGTTCGTCGGTGTCGTCCCGGTGTATCGCTTTGCGGTCTGGATCCGCAACCCAGACTCCCTGGGAGTTAAGCGATGCCGTGGGCCTTGGGGAGACGGACCAGTTAAGGTCGTTGGTGATGGCGAAAGCGGGCATGGTTTGTGAGGGGTTGCTTGGACTGAAATAACTATACCGCTTTCCTGTCGGAAAGGAAAGGGGGGTAAACCGCCCGAGGAAAACGGTTTACCGCTCTTGGATCGAGCTAGTGAATCGACTCTCTAGCTCAGCGGCAATACCAAGGAGGGACTCACGGACAGAGTCGTTCCTTGCTTCTAGACCATTGTCCCACTCTGTATTCCCAGTGAAAGAAGCGTAATCCTCGGGAACAACCTGGTCAGCGGCAGCGCGAAGAGCGGCTGCTACAATCAGATCAACTTCGGTTCTAGCCCTGCTCCAATACGCATTGATGGCTTGAGCACGAATTGCTTGTGCTTCGGGAGAGAGATTTGTGGGCTGCTCCATTGGACTTGCTCGGCTACCCTATAATCATACCGCCTTTCTTTCAGACAGGCAAGGGGGTAAACCGCCCTTCCTCTGGAGCTAAGACCCGAACCTCAGTCTCTTTCCCGCAATTGAGAGCACCGTTGACTACATTTCACCGGTCTGAGCGGGTAGCTCATTTTGGCCCTGAACGCATTTCTTTGTACTTCTTCTGCGTTCCTGCCTGTTACTACCACTTGAGTCTTGCACAATGCCTCGTTGCCAGATAAAGCGGTGCAAAGCGCCAAGATCGCAATTGAAACTCTGTTCATTGTTCGTGTGAAAATGGAACCGGCGGGACTCGAACCTGAAACCGAACCTTAGACACTCGAAGTACCTTAACTTGCGGGCTTTTCCGGCGAAGAGCCAAGTTCCTGGGATGCGGCTAGATAGTCTTCGATGGCTGCATGAAAGTTGGATTCAAATTCAGCTATCGTTTCGCCGTGAAACGAGATAATGTCGTCGATGTCTAGGACACGACCAACAATAATCTTGTCTTCAGTATCGAAGACCATACTGGCTGTGTAGTCTTTGTAGGCCATGGAATTGATCATGGCTTTCCGCACCCATGTAGAAGAATACGGTTCAGTAAGCATGTACAAACCTTCCTCAAACTTCCCCGTAGAGAGAATGATTTGGAGGGCTGTTTGAGTTTGTTCGTGAAGTTGCCTGTACTCCTCTTCCTGTGACTCGGTCAATTCTTCTAGGTCTTCTCCAGTCAGAATTTCGTGTATGTCTCCGATAACCCAACTGTTGCCATACGGTCTTTTCGGGTCTATTTCCGGAGCACCGAATTCACAGTTGCTCCACCCAACGTGCATTCTTCTCAGCAGTTTCAGGTGGTTTTGAGTTAGGAGAAATGAGGTCTTGCTGTTAGTCATAGCAAAAATGGGAATGGGACCGGCAGGACTCGAACCTGCAACCGCGCCTTTAAAAGAGGTAATTTAATTGCTGATGTATCTTTGTCAAGATAACTTTTCGTGCTCTACCAGTTGAGCTACGGTCCCGTATTTGCTCCGAAAACTACCTGGAGCGATACTGAAAGTTTTTCTTAGCCCTTGAGCTACTCTCCAATGTTAATGGGTTCAAAGGTTAAGTTAAACCACTCTCCGTCAGAGTTACAGAACAAGAGCTTAGAGTCGCTGTCGTCAGGGTAATGCCAGACCAGCATGTTCTTTAACGATTTGTTTTGGGAGTTTGTGGGTGCAGTTTTACTCCGTGGAAGCCGGTACAATCCACCGCCCTGCATGTTTGTCATTCCTAGTCGTATGCCCTTGTCACCGTCAAAACCTGCTTCAGTGGGTGTCATATCTTTTTGTTCTATCTAAGTTTGCTTGGCAAATTACTTGGATCGAGAATAAAGGTCTTTTACTATCATTATGGGGATAAAGTTTGGGTTTAGCTAGATAGTTGTTTTTCCCAAGAGAGTTAGGGTAAATCGCTGAACTATCTATGTTTGCCGAAGGCAAAGTCGAAGAGGCAAGATTCGAACTTGCGTATGGCGGTTCCTTTTGCGTATTGGGTAGTTGCTGAATTACCTAAGCTAGGTAATCTTTTTGCATTACCGCTGCCTAACCACTTGGCTACTCTTCGGTTTTTTCGCACCGCTTTGCTGGGTGGAGGTTAAGGGGGCGAGGAGTGGAACCTTGAGCTCCACATCCGTATCATAGGTTGGAAGTGCTAGGGGTAAACGGACTCAAGCAGAGATCCCGCACGGCACCTATCGCGGAGAATCACCCATGTACTCTCGAAAGGCGTTCATAAAGTACCTTACGTCCTCCTCGTAAGATGTGTCAGGGTCGTACCACGAGAAGGGGACTTTTTGCGATATCTTCTTGGAGAAAATAAGGTCATACTTGGCTTCATCGGAGAGCTTAGACTCGTAGATTGAGTTTGCCTCTCTGTACACTTTGCTTAACTCCTCAAAGCCACCTACTCCCTCAGCCCCCTCTACCTCTTCGCTCGACTCCATGGAACCTTCATACCACTCTTCGAGGGACTCCACAATTTCTCCAAGCCTTGCGGCGTAGGTGTGTTGGTCGTCCCTCAGTAAACTGTCACGAAAGGAGCGCAATTGACTCAGGGGTTTGTTAAACTTCCACATTGCTTTAGGGCTAACTGAGAAAGGAGGTATCCCCGAGAAGATGCTGTATACTGGGGTGTTTTCCATACGTGAACTATAGCGGTTTTGCTGAGCGAAGGAAAGGGTGAAAACCGAACCGCTAGGGGCGGTTAACCGCCCTGGCTCAAATTTGTTACTCGTCGAGTCCCCTTGTACAACTCGATAACTTCACCATCTTCCGACACTCTTACGTCGTAATGGCGGTACTCGGTTGGTATTTCGTGTCCAACTAAGGGTGTGAAGTCTCTTAGAAAGTTCTCCCAAGAAATAACATTGTCTAGGCCACGACTTCGTAAGTTTTCTACAAGACTGTCGTACTCCTCCCGCAAAGAAGAGGAAAAGGGAGCCCACTCGCTATGCGATTCACTTGGTTGACCTTGCATACAAATTCGACAGTAGCAGAAGCAGAATGAGTGACAAAATGGACACAGAGCCTAAGATTACGATTGGGCTAAACACTGAGAGCCATGGCCAGGTTATTTGCCCCGTTAATTTCAACCCGAGGAGGAGACCCTGGGCTGTCATTAACGAAACTGCGAGATTCTCAAACATTAGTTATTTCTCATGCGAAAGTAGTTGAAGAATCATCCAAAGGGCTCCC